CGAGCGCGAACAAGCACAGGATCGAGCGCGACACCCGCACCAACCCACCCAAACACACACCCCCGCACAACCCCCAAAACCCCGCCAAAACCTAGAACCCGCTACGCCAGGAGGCGACCCCCACCCCGCCCACCGGCTCTAAACACCCCCAAAAACGAACACCCCACACACCCCCACACGACCCCGCAACCAACCCCAACCCAGTAACCCCACCACACAACCCACAGCACCCACCACAAGCCCACACAGGCCACCCACCAACCCTGACCCACCCACCCCAAAAAGGTGCTTGACAAGATCGCCACACCCCCGAAAACGACGAAGACCCCCCGCCCACCCCGAAGAGCAGACGGGGGGCCTCCCCCGCAGTTACTTCCGTCGCGTCACAACCAACAACACCCACACGACCACAGCAGGAACCCCCGCCGAGAACACGATAGGGAGAAGGTCAGACGAGACGAACGAGTCAGAGACCACGACGGTAGAGCCAGACGACCCCGACGAGGCAGAGACCGATACCGGCCAACTTTCCCCACGCGGTCCCCTCTGCCATCTGACAGAGTTCGCCCCACTCGGTCACACAGTCGTCAAGCATCACGACTCACCCCCGCAGTCATGCGCCCACTCGCACGCGCACTCGTAGCACGCGAACACAAGCCCGCACTCCACACACACCGCACGATGAGTACCGCCGAGATGCGACGAACCCGCCACCACGGAGAGCGGGTACTCGGTGCCATGATCGGGACACCACCCGTGCGACTCGGCGAACTGTCGCGCCTCGGCCTCAGTATCAAAATGCGGATACGAAGACAGCAGGTCAACGATGACCCCGCGCTTACGGCGAAACTCCCCGTCAACCGTCACCGACCGCAACCGGTGAACCGCGAAATACCGCCGACCGTGAGTCTCGTTAGACGCAACGAACACACCCCGCGAGTCAGGCGACCCGTGGAACCGTGTCCCAAACGTCGTCATGGTGTCGTGATCGAACCACGAATGACCGACAGCCCGATTCAGAATCCGCGCATCNCGCGCCCACTCGGGAACCCGATAGCCCGCCATCAGACGAACACCTCACGCCCACCGACGAACAACGACAACCCAGAACCGCTACGAGGATCCCCGCCGGTCTCCCACGACGACACGAGATCACCGTCCCAACCCGCGACCCTCGCGCGGTCGTTCAGGGTCTCAACCCACCGACCGACACGATCAAGCGCACGCGCCCGACGAATCACAACCTCGGCCCGCCAGAACTCAACCTGTGCGTCCGTCGGCACCCCCTCAAACTCGGACGGAACGAAACCGTTGGTCTCAACCTCGTCACACCAATGAAGGACACGCTCGGCCCGCGACAACCTGCCACAAGCCCCAACCATCGCGTCCGAGATCGGACCACGACCCCCCGACGCCCGAAGAAGGGACACCGCGACGCGGTACCCATCAACCGTCAATGACTCCATAACTCCACCTCTCTAGGTAACGCCGAGACCCCACGCCTCGGACACCCACAACATACCCCACACCCCCACCAGCTACCGCCTGGCAACGACCCACCCAACTAGGCGCGACCTCGCCAACTGTCCGAGCCGGTCGGAGTTTGGGTGGGGTCGGTTTCCGGCTGTGTCGGGCTTTACTCGGCGGGGTGGGGTGCCCGCCCATATCACTTGTTATGTCAAGTTGGGGGGGTGGGCTGTTCGATTTGGGTACACCTGTTCGCCAGGGGAACAGGTGTTCGAGCAACTGGGGGTCTGCCGAGGCGCCTACGGGTGGGAGGTCTTATTATCTGTGTGGGAGATGTGTGGTTTTCTGGTGATCGTTGCGGGTGATGGGCGTGTGGGCAGGGTGATAAGCCCCCCATCCAGTTGCCACTGCTGGATTCCCTCCGCTTTGTTTTGTGTCGCGGGAATACGACGGGTATTCGATTGCGTTTCAGCTCCCCTCGTTTTCGTGTCCCGGACCAGGTTCGTCGCTGTGTCAGGGGCATGAGGGTTGAACCCCGTTTCCGGGGGCTGATGGCCCGCACCGTGCTACTGGTGTACACCCTTTTCGAGCTGCTTGGCTCCTGTGTCTGATTGTATCAGCGGTGGCAGCGTGATGTGCGGCGTTTGTTGCGGTGGTAGTTGATGAGGTTGGTGATGATGAGGTTGTCTATGGCGTCTGCGGCTTCGCAGTGGAGGCAGGTGAGGTCGGTGCAGGTGCAGGCGTCTGCGAGTTCGTCAAGTAGCCGGTACATGTGTTCTTCGTTGGGGATGTCCATTGGAACGGGATGTCGGGTTCTGGTTTCGGTTGTAATAAAAGACTTTTGTTTTTTGGGTTTGGTTTTTTATTGGCAGTTGGGGCAGGGGGTGCTGTACCAGCGGTCTTGTTGGTCTTGGTGGCTGGTGTAGCGGGTGCCGTCGCAGGTGGTGCAGGTGTTGGCGGGTTGGTCGTAGGGGCGTGTTTCGCGGGCGGGTTGGCTGGTGGGGGTGTCGAGGTGTTGGCCGGCTCGTAGCCATGAGGCTGGGTATGGGACGTATTGGGGTTCTCTGTTGAGCGGGCTGCCGGGTGTTGTGGTTTGGTGTCGTGTTGCTTTGATGATGTCGGCTGGCGGGGTTTGTTTGATCGCAGCTTTCCATGCTTTGCGTGCGTCTTGTTTGGCGGTTTTGCGTGGGTAGAGGGTCCACCATTGTTCAAACTGGTCCTCATCGTTAGATGAGGGAGAGAGTTCTTCTCGTTTCTTCGTAACAGTATTTCTATTAGCGACTGGTTTTCCGACTGTCGGTTTTCCAGTCGTCGGTTTTCCAGTCGTCGGTTTTCCAGTCGTCGGTTCCTGAGAATCCGCTGTTTTTGCCCTGTTTTCTTCAGGTTTCCAGTTTTCGGGCTGGTCGTAGATGACAAGTTCTGTTGTCCATGTGCCGTCGTTGCGTTGCGTTTTTTGTCGTTGGATGTATCCGGCTTCGCACAGCTCGTTGATGGCGGTGTTGATTGCGTCTCGCCCTTCTCGGCCTTCGCGGGCGAGTGTGTCTCGGGAAACTTTCCAGTTGTCTGGCCTGGAAAGGATTGAGGCGAGTATTCCTCTTGCCCGGTATGACAGCCGGTTGTCTCGAAGAACGTCGTTCCTGATGACGGTGAAATGGTTTTCTGGCCGAGGTGATCGACGGATCACGAATTCCTCCATTCTTCGGGTGTGCGTGCCCCTTTGGAGCAGTTGCAGGTAGGGCAGCTCAATACTTTGTTGCCGAGGCTTTCGGAGCCTCCGCGTGATTTGGGTATGACATGGTCAACATGCGGGTGCGGTCTGTCGGGTTTACCTGACAGCGGTTGTGAACAGTAATGGCAGTCCCATCCGTCTCGTTCTGCCAGTTGGGCGACTTCTGAGCGGGGCTGCTCAATCTTCACTTCGCCGGACCACCCAAATTTTTCTAATTCTTGTTGAATCAAGTATCCGATCAGTCCGCCTTTGCCATCTGCTTGGCCCCACAAGAATGGGTACCGGTTTACGCATACTGCGATCTGCGTTGCTGCTTGCCGTAATTCATAGTTGGCGACACGTTCCTTAGCGATCTGTGCGCACGGCGGGCATGGTTCTCCCTCGGATGCGGACGGACCGCAACAACTGGGTTGCCCGTAAAGACAACTATCTTGGTTCACTGCTTGTCCTAACTCTTGTCGCCTCTTCCTGTATGTTCCCGACCCACACGGGTTGACTGTAGGCTATCACAACATGGTATGCTGATGTCAGCCTTGAAACGTACCTAACTCCGTTTCTCGGTTAGGAGGGTTTCCTTTCCCCTCCGAACACCCCACACCACAGGTTGAGCCGCCCGGAGGTCACACCTCCTAGCCTCCGGGCCGGCTCCCTGTGACTACAATGGTGGGACGATGAGTGGGACGAAGAACAGTGGCCGGCGTACTGTGCCGCAGGAGGACAAGATCAGGTTTTGGGAGGCGCGTGCTGCGGGCATATCAATCAAAGAAGCTTGCAAGATTGCGGGAATCCATTACAACACTGGTCAGAAGTGGGATGCGAAACGCCGCCAGTTGCAGACTGATAACGAGCTTGCGAAGTTTGATGTCAAGAAGGCATTGGTTCAGTCGGGTCGGGAGCGTTCAGAGCTGCGTCAGTCGTTGGATGAGGCTGCCGATTTGCCTCCGGTCATCCCGTATGAGCGTTTGTCGGAACGTGCGAAGCGCGGCTGGGACGATTTCGACTTTTTTCGGCGTGTCTATTTGGGGCGTGTGCCGTCTCCGTGGCAGGTTGACGCCGCCTACAAGATCGTTCAGCACCTAGAGTCGGAAGAGAAAGAGTTTCTGGTACTGAANTGTCCGCCTGGTGCCGGCAAATCCACCCTGTTTCACGATGTNGCNGTNTGGTGCATCGTCAGGAACCGTGCGATCCGNGTGCTGATCGGNTCNATTTCGCAGACGTTGGCGAAACAGTACAGCCGGCGTATCCGTGAGACGTTGGAACGNCCGACNCGNCTNATTGCGGACCCTGAGATGGTGAAGAAGGGGTTGACGCAGGACGCTGAGGGNTGTTTGGCGCANGATTATGGGCGTTTCAAACCGTTGGCGTCNGGTTCGTTGTGGCGTGCCGAAGAGTTCNTNGTNGAGCAGNCGATTCCTGGCGGGTTGGACAACAAGGAACCGACCGTNTCGGCNTANGGNATCGANTCNGAGTTCATCGGTCACCGCGCCGACCTCTGTCTGTTTGATGACGTGGCGTCACCGGAGAACGCTAAAGAGTCGGTGGCCCGTGACCGACTGTTGGAACGATGGGATTCAATGGCTGAAGCCCGTTGCGACCCTGGCGGCCTGGTGAACGTAATCGGTCAGCGTCTCGGACCCGGCGACCTGTACGCGCACTGCATGGCGAAAGTGATCTACGAAGATGACGAAGAGGACGATGGTGAAGACATCACCGTCGAGGAACATTTGAAAGACCCTGTCAAAAAACAGAAGTATCACCAACTGATTTACAGGGCGTATTACGACGAGTTGGACACCGGTCCGAAGTCACGTCGTAAAGATGCTGCCCCGTGGCCCGAAGGTCCACTGCTTGATCCGGTGCGTTTGCCGTGGAAAGACCTGTCGTACATCAAATACAACCAGCCCCAAAAATTCAGGGTCGTCTACCAGCAGGAAGACATTGACCTTGACTATCAGCTTGTTGATCGGGCAATGATCACGGGCGGTGTCGGTAACGACGGCATCCATTACGACGGTTGTCTTGACCGTGAACGTCAACCGGGTTATATCCCTCGCGGGTTGC